ATCTTGTGTTGCAAACTTATTATACAAAGATAAAGGTTCACTATGAATCTTTTTTTTACCCGTTGCACTTCATTTTACAATCTTCCGGAGAACATATTTTGCTTACGCCGGTAATTTCTATACATGAGATTTTTGTCAAGTGGGAGTATCGGGACGCACAGAGCGGTGTAGAACTGGATGAGATGTGGATTAATGGTAATGTTTTTGCCATGCCTGCTAACAATGTCATTGTGAGAGCAGTGACCGACCCTAAGCAATATACGCTTAATGTGTATGGTGCTTCTTTGGTCGGCAAAAGCGGTCAGGCGATAGAGGGTAACGGTACTCAATACACTGTTGGGTACGACAGTTTAGTAACCCTATCCGCCAATCCTGCGCCAGCAGGAAAAATGCTAGTTGGTTGGGACTACAAGACGCGTGACAATCGTGTTAATGGTATATCCAAAACTTACAGCTTTAGGATGCCGGGAGAGAATATTTCGGTCTGGGCTATTTACGGTACTGTAAGACCTATGGGTATAAGAGCAGAAGGACCGTCGGGCTTCAACGATGCTGAAGCTGGTTTTAAGCTCATTACTGACGGCAAGGTCGCAGGTGCTGAAAATCCCGACCCTCTTCTTGAAGGCATGAGCGGGTATCGTCTTGCAATACCTGTAAACACGGCAGTGGGCTCTTATCATGATGTTAATATTGGCAGAGCTAATGAGTTCACTACCTACTGGTACGGCTCACAGACGGTCAAGGTAATATTCCGCAACCACTCGGAGGTGCCAATAGCGCTAGAGTTCTTTGTTAACTCATATTGGGCAGTCGCGGGCACAGGTACAGTTATTGTGCCTGCTAACGGAACGGCAGAGGGGCATTTTATTGCTAATATGGGCTATAACAACGCCAACTGCGGTGTAATAGTTAAGGACCCTATCACGGGCGCTACCGGAACGCACGTGCTTGTAGATATGGTTGTGCAAAAAGCTGAGACATGGCCCGAGGGCGGTGACATAGAGCTACGCACATCGGGAGCCGAAGAGCCTCAATGGCTTGAATGGGGGGGGCCCGTCAAGGTGGGCACAAGCCACGAAAGCGAGTCGGCAACTATGTATTATGCAAGCGGTATATCTAATGAGCTTGGGATTTTCGTAGAGTATCGCCACATCAAAATGCCAGAAACATATATCAGTTTCCGCATAAATAATATGCCGGCGTATGATGAAACGAATGCTAAAACGAGAATTTATTTTAGGCTATTTAACGCTAATGCGTATGAAGGTTCCGGAAGATTCAATGTCGGATTTACTGACAATCCCTTAGAAATGGGTCCGGATGGTGAGAGCAACGCGCTGGCTTACTATGATTTCACTATAGAGGGTGGCGGAGTGATATTATTTGCGATAGATGTTCCTAGAGATGCAAACGAAAAGCCTTTCTATATGAGCTATATCAAGTCCGTCAAGGAGGCGCACGATATGAACTTGAACTTTGTGGTGCAGATGGCGTATAACAATGTCTTTGGGATGGAGGAAACAACTGATGAGTTATAATAAACTGAGCAAGTTTTGGGGTAAACGGATTGCGGCATTATTAGTAGTTGTAAGCCTGACGATGCCGTTAGTGCTGGTCGGAGTCTCGGTCATGGCGGCAGAGCCGGCCAAACCTATTGTCAATCAATATTGGTCCAAATACAGTAGCAAGGCTGAAGCCGACAGTGCTGCACACAAGTGTAACGAAGAGATATGCAACGAAGGGATTGTATTGCTCAAAAACAATAACAATGCACTGCCGCTCGCTCCGGGCGCGAAGATTAGCTTATTTGGAAAAATGTCAGCAGTGGGACATTACAGATATTTGAGCCAATACCCGGCAGGGCAAAGCAACGGTATCCAAAATGCACTTGTGGGCGCGGGGTTCCAGCTTAATCCTACCTTAGTCAACTTTTATGCCGATGACGAAAAATCCGGTGCAGGACCGGGTACGGCACCTAGTAACGGCAGCATTTCGCCGGGTTTTGCTACCGGCGAAACACCTGTGAGCAGCTATACGCCTGATATTGAGGCAAGCTACGACGAGTACGGAGATGCTGCGCTTATTTTGATTTCGAGAATAAGCGGTGAGGGATATGACTTGCCTCGAACGATGATGTATGGAGAGGCTCATGCAGGCACTAACAATCAATATAAGGTTTGGGGGACGGAGCACACCGTACCAGGAGCAAGAAGTAAGACTGACCATTATCTTCAGTTAGACCAAAATGAGGCTGATTTGATGAAGTATGTCGGCTCAAAATTTGATAAGGTTGTGGTTATATTGAATACAGGTTCACAGTTTGAGGTTGGGTTTTTGGACGACCCCCTTCACTACGGCTATCACGAAAACCTTGACGCGGCGTTGTGGATAGGTTATCCCGGAGACTCCGGAAGCAAATCGCTTGCTAAGATTCTCAAGGGAGAGGTTAATCCCAGCGGCAAAACAGTTGATACATGGGCAAGGGATTATAAGACCGACCCCGTATGGCAAAATTTCGGGAACAATCTGTTTCTGCACGGAAACAAATACGACGGCATTAGCGACTCGACAGGGTTTAGTAGTAATTTTATCAAATACGAGGAAGGTATTTACGTCGGATATAGATATTGGGAGACCCGAGGCTATACAGAGGGCCTAGGTGAGGCGTATAACGGCGCGGTACGCGGAACGGATACACAAGAGTGGGACGATTGGTATGACGCGCATGTTGTCTATCCTTTAGGCTATGGCTTGTCTTATACCTCTTTTAGCTGGGAGTTAGTGTCCGCATTGCCCGCATCAGGCGCGGTGTTGCAAGCGGAGGATACCATAACCGTTGAGGTCAAGGTGACCAACATTGGTAACCGCGCCGGCAAGGACGTTGTACAGTTATATTATACCGCACCATACATAACGGGCGAGATAGAGAAGGCGCACGTCGTACTTAGCGCCTTCGAAAAGACCCGCATGCTTGAGCCTGCCGAGCACCAGACCTTGACACTTAAAATGAAGGTCAGGGATATGGCATCCTATGACTACAACGATGCTAATAATAATGGTTTTAGCGGGTATGAGCTGGATGCCGGCAGCTATCAAGTAAGGCTTATGCGTAACGCGCACACTGAAGAATATAAGCTGACCTATACAGTAGCTGAAGGAATTTGCTATGATACCGACGATGTAACGGGCAATAAGGTGGAGAATCGATTCGACGAGGTGAGTAACTATATCACCGAGGAGCTGGGCAATGTATATTTGTCGAGAGAAAACTTTGAAAATACTTTCCCTGCTATACTCACCAACCGCTTAGCTATAAAGCAGTGGATAATAGACGGTCTTTCGCAGTGGGTACGTGTTACCCCTGCCGATGATGTCGATAAACCCTATTACACAGATGACATGCCGTTAACCGGCGACGGAACAGGGGCTGTTAAGCTTGATAATCTTATTGGGCTCAGCTATGACGATCCGCTTTGGGAGGAGTTCCTCAACCAATGGACGGTAGAGGATATGATAACGTTAGTTTCAAACGGGAGCTACGGTACTCAGGCGTTCCAAAACCTTGGGGTGCCCTCAACAATTAACGCCGACGCTCCGCATGGCTGGTGTGGACCCGGTACATATATGCCAGACGGAGGGCCTGTTTCGTACGCCAATTTTGCGAGCACTACGGTGCTTGCATCGACTTGGAATAGAGAGCTTGCTTACGGTAAGGGCGTGGCCATGGCCAATCAGGCGCTTTACGGTAACGGCTTAGCCGGCTCAAATTTTGCGGGCTGGTATGCCCCTGCCATTAATATTCACCGCTCGCCGTTCTCAGGAAGAAATTTTGAGTATTACTCGGAGGACGGATTTTTTACGGGTATCATGGCGGCGGAGACCGTAAAGGGCGCAATGGATAACGGGCTTGTTACCTTTGTCAAGCATTTCGGGCTCAACGACCAAGAAACTAACCGTGTGGGCTTGATTACATGGGCAAATGAGCAAAGTATGCGTGAGATATATTTCAAAGCATTTGAGGTCTGTATCAAGGAGAGTAAGACTACCGGTGTCATGAGCGCACTCAACCGTATAGGACCGGAGTGGGCGGGAGGAAGCCATAGGCTTTTAACCCAAATTTTGCGTGACGAGTGGGGATTCCGCGGCGCGGTTGTGACGGATACCTTTGTGGGCCCTGGACTGTCCAACGCCGACCAAATGATACGGGCAGGCGGAGATTTGGCTCTAGGTAATACCACGCAGGTTAACTTACAAGTCCAGTATAATATTAACAGCGCAACCACTGTTAGGGCGCTCCGTAACGCCACTCATAACATTTGTTACGCTTTCTGTAACAGTATGGCGATGAACAAGCGGTCTTCTCCATTTATGCCTGAGTTCATCAAGTATTCCTCCGCTATCCTGCAGCCTGGGATTGTTGGTGTTGTATCTGAATGGAACCTGGGCACTGCCACATTAGCACAGGAAGAGTTTGATCAACCGGTGGACAACAGTTTAATAAGCTATACGATACATAAAGATAGCCAGCTGCCCGCGGGGCTTACTCTGCACGCTAACGGGCTTTTACAGGGCGCTCCGGAGGAGGTGTTGGAAGAATTCAAGTTTACTGTTGTCGCTCAGTATCAGGAGTTTACTTGTGAGGCTGAGTTTGTTTTATCCACAGTCGAAACGGACGGAGGGATTTTCTTCGGCACACTTCCTTCACTTGATAATATTGTTTTGGGCGAGCCGTTGACCGTGGATTTGGGTGTGGCTTATGTGCTTAAGCCCGACGCTGAGCCAGATTGGACTGCTCCTGAAATCAGTTATACTATTAAGAATGGGAGTATCCTTCCGTCGGGACTAAGCCTGACTTCAGACGGGTTGTTAACTGGTGTTCCCGACAAGGAGTGCATCGACTATCCTTTCACTATTGTTGCAAATGCCGAAGGCTTTTACCCGAGGGAGGCAAGTCTTAGAATTTCTGTTTTTAGAGGAAGGCTAATCTTGGAGAATAATGTTCTCAGTCAGGCTAGTTATGGTACCAGTTACCTTGCCTCCGTAGCGCATTCTTCAGCGCAGGATAAGAGTGTGCTATATACGCTGAAAGATGGAAGCAGTCTGCCCAGAGGTCTTTCACTTACACCGCAGGGTTATATAGTGGGAACTCCGCTGATGGCGGTGACCGATTACAAATTCATAGTGGTGGCGACTGCCGATTACTATCTGCCTGCCGAGGCGGAGTTTAGTCTGACAGTGGCAATAAGTTTTAGTCCCTTTAGTCTGCCTGACGGTGTTGTGGGCGGATACTACGACGCAACATTGGATATGGCACAGGGTGCGGCTAATATCAAGTACGCGCTGAAAGACGGGAGTAGCCTGCCTGAGGGACTTACGTTGTCCGAAAGCGGTGAGCTCAGCGGTACTCCGAGCTTGGCGGGAGTTTATACCTTCACGGTGACGGCTAGTGCAGAGGGGTATGTTGGCGATGAGATAACCTTACAACTTTATATTGAGGACACTGTCCAGAGCGATAATACTGATGATGACGGCAAGGGTTGGATATACGGAGTCGTTTTCGGTTCGTTGGCGGTTTTGGGTACAGGCGGCTTAACGGTAATACTAATACTGAAGAAGAAGAAGGCTTAAATGCGAGCTTGTGTTAAAGGATGGATAGGTAGACAATGCTATTAAAATTATTATGGAAACAAGTTCGAGTCCGTGGCAGGTCATAGCCCTCTCCGCCTATACGGCTTATCACAACAAGTGCCGCATCACCGTACTGTGCATAACTCGAACGAACCGCTTCGGTGTACGACGAGACAGGTGTTTCGCCTATGGGGTATCCCGTAAGTATGGTGCCCATTCCGGGCGTGGCAGGTCTACCCTTGCCAGATTGCGTGCTTTCGTAGAATGCTTTAATAAAAGGATTATATTGAAAACCAGCTCCCGAAAGACTGCTATATATCGAGGCGCTCATAGCCGTGCCTTAATGACCAATCGTCAGATGCTTGGTTTTCTGATCAGATGCCCGCTCAACAAAGTAGAGAGCTCTCCCACAGCCGTGCTAAGATAAAACTGTATGATATGGTAGGCAAGAGCTATGATGACCCACTGTGGGACAGTCTTCTTGACCAGCTGACGGTACAGCAAATGACTAAACTTATCAGTGTGGGCAACTTCAGGACGGGCAGCATCGAGAATATCGATAAGCCGCAAACAACAGATGCAGATGGCCCGATGGGATTTGCTATATTTATGGGCGACCCGTCCGTTTATGGCACCGCGTATTACGCAAGTGAGTGTGTGTTGGGTGCCACATGGAACACCGAACTCTCTTATAGAATGGGTGAGATGATAGGCAATGAGGGTTTGATAGGCAATATAAAGGGCGACAAGAGACCTTATTCAGGCTGGTATGCTCCCGCAGTCAATATTCATCGCTCACAGTTTGGGGGCAGAAACTTTGAATATTATTCGGAGGACGGGCTACTATCTGGCAAGATGGCGGCAGGAGTTATAAGCGGCGCCAAATCTAAAGGTGTTTATACATACCTGAAACACTTTGCCCTCAACGACCAAGAAACCAACCGTGATACTACAGGCTTAGCGACCTGGGCTAACGAGCAGGCTATGAGGGAGCTATATTTTGTTCCGTTTGAGATAGGTGTTAAAGAAGGCGAAACTACGGCGATGATGTCAGCGTTTAACCGCATAGGTACAGAATGGTCGGGCGGAAGTTATAGACTATTGACAACCTTACTCAGACAGGAATGGGGGTTTAGAGGTATGGTTATAACTGATTTCAACCTTACTCCTTACATGAATCTTGACCAAATGATTAGAGCGGGCGGAGACCTGAACCTAAGCCCCGGCAAAACTCTTACAGCTATGGATTCAGCTACTGCAGTGACAGCCGCAAGGAAGGCCACTAAGAATATCCTCTATACAGTAGCTAACAGTAACGCTATGAACGGTATGGGAGAGAATGTGAAATGGGGCTATAGTTTGCCTGGCTGGGTGCGGATGCTTATCGGTTTCAATGTGGGAATCACATTGTTGCTGGCGGGTTGGGGAGCTATAGTGATTAATTTATCGATTAAGTCCTTGCGGCAAAAAAAGAATTAGATGATACACAAATCCAAAAACCTAATTAATAAGGAGAAATAAAATGAAAAAACTACTTTTAACCTGCCTTGCGGCTTTGTTGGTATTTGGTCTGGTTGCTTGCAAGAGTGACGAGGATAACGGCGATAAGGATATTCCGGGAGGGATTAACAGCTATACTATTGAGGCAGAGTACATCGACCTTGATGGGATTCAGGGCGCAGGCGTGTCCAGTGAGGCAAGCGGCGTAAGTATGATTATCGGTGAGGGTACGCCAGAGCACGAGGCTAAGGGATGGAGTAACGGATATTATGTTGGGTTCACTCATTCGGCGGGTTTGGAGCTTAGCTTCAAATTCAACTCCGATAATGCGGCTGTGGCGACAATTATTTTGCGCTTAGGCTCAGAGGTTGGTGACATTACCTTCAGTCCGGAGTCTTTAGCGGTTAAACTCAACGGTACTGTTATTAGCTACTCTAACATTTTTGTGGCGGGCTCAGATATGGACTCTATGACCTTCAGCGATAAGACGATTACTACCTCTGCAGCCTTGATTACCGGTGAAAACATAATTACATTAGAGGTGCTTAATAATACACTCAGGAACGGTCAGGTCGCAGGACCTATGATCGATTGCATAAAAATTAAAACCGTGGCCAGTCTTACCTGGACAGACAAAACCGAAAACCCCGGCTTAAGAGGGGCAATCTAAAGCAATAGAAATAACAAAAGCTCTGTTAATTCCCTCCCGGACTAATGCGGGAGGGAATTTTACGTGTTATAGCATTTTGTCCCCCCCCTCGGCTAACAACTTCCGTTCTCCAGAGGGCATATTACAGACCGTGTAAATGTCAATAATCCGGCTCTTTGTCAAATGTGGTGGCATGGGTCTAGTATAACAAGTATCGGCTCTTTGTCAAATGTGGTGGCATGGGTCTAGTATAACAAGCATGTAATTCCCTCATCAGGGTACCCTGATGAGGGAATTTTGCTGTTTAAGCGCAGCAGTGAAGAATACGGTTGCGGAATCTTTGGAAGTTACGGTAACCGAAAGCATTTCGTTTAATGACCTTTTATCTTGCCCTCAATAAAACCGTTAGTATAAGAGCAATCTAAGGAATTCTGTATAGGTTTAAACCAGTTAAGGAAGGCTGTAATACAGGCATCAAACTCTTAGTTGGTTATTGTAGTAAACTCATTATACTAAGTTGAGAACCAATACTCTATTCTTTTTCACTTATAGCACCACGTTTATTATAGCACCAGAATAGCAGAGCCTCGCAGTACAGATAAGTACTACGATGCTTTTTTGGTGAAGGTGACTTTTTGGGTGACTTTTTTTATACTGCGTGGTAAACTTAAACAGAAAATAGGGATTGTAAGCAAAAAACCGTGCTTTTTTGTTGAAAAACACGGTTTTTGATGGCAGGGGCGACGCGATTCGAACACGCAACCAATGGTTTTGGAGACCACTACTCTACCGTTGAGCCACGCCCCTACAAAGTATTAAGTTAATGCTAATTGATGGTTTTGGAGGGCGGTAATTTGCCATTGAACCATCCCTTACAGCATTAGTTATTATAATATAGATAGTGGATTTAGTCAATAAATAAGGTGTGTTTTTAATGAAAATTTATAAGTTGGGATTTATCGGCGCCGGAAACATGGCGCAGGGCATTAAGGACGGCACTAGGAGCGGGCTATTGTATGAGGTGGAGCGCTTGCTTAAAGCGGCAAAGGCAAAAGGCGCTTTGCCAAAATATTTACTGCTCGAAAACGTTAAAAACCTAATATCAAAGAAATTTAAGGCCAACTTTGAAAGTTGGCTTTCTTTTTTGTCCGAAATGGGTTACACGAACTATTGGCAAGTTTTGAACGCAAAGGACTATGGTATTCCGCAAAACAGGGAACGGGTGTTTGTAGTGTCGATATTAGGCAAGCATAAACCCTATGCATTCCCCGACAAAAAAGAACTTACCCTTAGACTTAAAGACATGACCGATAGCGTTGTCGAAGAAAAATTTTACTTAAAGGAAAGCACAATAAAGAGCATTTTGGCATCCACATACAAATCAAGGCGTGACAGTATCCGCAACCCCGAAGGCACGGCCGCGTGTTTACGGGCAAGAGATTTTAGGGAGCCGCAATGCGTCACGGTCGGAAACTTGTCGGGCGGTAAATGGGACAAAGTTTTTAAGATGAGCCGCAGGGTCTTTTCTACAGAAGGACTTGCCCCTACAGTGCATTGTCAAGGCGGAGGCAACACGGAATTAAAGATAGTCGCCTTACGCGGGCGTAACCCTGAAAACCCATCGGACAGAACTGCCGGTAATCACCTTGAACAAAGGCTTGAAGAAAATAAACAAGGTCTATGCAATGCTTTAACTACTGTGCAGAAAGACAATCTTGTTTTAGAAAAGCCCAACTTTGTTGCGCGAAAGTACAGTGAGTTCATCGACAAAAAAGGATACATCCCTGAGATGTTTGTAGCGTATAACAAGCAAGAGATAAAGGACTTAGCGCCTACGCTCACCACGCAGTGCACGGCGGCATCCGGGAGTTCGGCTGTTCTTAAAATGGAGAGCGACGAAGTCAAAATACTCGCTCCCGATAACTGATCGCATAGAGCCGGAGATGGGACATCGACCAGAAAACGACGGGAAACTGATATTTGTCCCACCTTGCAAGCCAGTGCCGGGCAGACACAACAACCGTTTTTGAAGGTCAAAGCCGCTACCAAAAAAGGCTACGATGAAGCGACGGAAGGTGATTATGTGAATATAACCTACCCCGGCTCAAATTCTAAGCGCGGCAGAGTCGGAAAAGGTGTTGCGCATACCTTAACCACCGGCGACGGCAACGCTGTTGTAACCGAAAATATCCGTATCAGAAAATTGACGCCCAGGGAGTGCCTAAGGCTTATGGGCTGGAAGGATTCGGAGATAGACAAAATTCAATCGGCAGGCATAAGCGCGACACAGCAATATCGGCAAGCGGGGAACGGCATAGTAGTACAGGTCTTGGAAGAGATTTTCAAGGCTTTATTTTTATCGGAGTAACTATCTATAACAGAAGGAGAAATCGATATGACAAAAAGGGTATTAACAGCTGAGTCCGTTACAAGCGGACATCCGGACAAACTGGCTGACCTTATAGCCGACAGCATTCTTGACGAGTGCTTAAGGCAAGACCCCGAAAGCAGGGTAGCGTGCGAAGTTATGCTCAGCTATAATAAATGTTTTATTTCGGGCGAGATAACAACAGCCGCTACCGTTGATTATTGCGGTGTCGCGAAAAGGGTAATACAATCAATAGGTTACAGCACAGACGGCATTGAGTTTGAAAGTAGAATACACGGTCAAAGCGGAGATATAGCCGCCGCCGTGGACGGAGCTACACAGGGCGCAGGCGACCAAGGCATTGTATACGGGTATGCCACTGATGAAACGCTGAACTATATACCGCTTCCGTTAGAGCTTGCCCACCGCTTAACCAACCGTCTTGAAGAATGCCGTATAAAAAATTTGATTGAGGGGTTAATGCCGGACGGTAAGTCACAGGTTTCCATCGAGTATATAAATGACAGGTTCTCAAAAATAACATCGGTTATACTGTCAGCGCAGCATAAGCCTGACAAGGGTATCGAGGTGTTAAAGAGTCAGTTAAGAGTGATGGTTATAGATAAGGTTTTTGAGGAGTATGACTTATCTGACACTAAAATTCTTATCAATCCGTCGGGCAGGTTTGTAAAAGGCGGCTTTGAGGCGGACACGGGATTGACAGGTCGCAAGCTCATGGTGGATACCTACGGCGGCATCGCGCGTAACGGTGGTGGGGCATTGTGCGGCAAGGACGCAAGTAAAGTGGACAAGAGCGGAGCTTACCTTGCAAGATATATAGCCAAGAATATCGTTGCCGCAGATCTGGCGGAAAAATGCGAGGTGACTCTTAGTTACGCGATAGGTGTGTCTATGCCGACAACTATTGATATACAAACCTTTTATACGGCGGTTATAAGCGAACAGCTTATTCTCAACGCAGTTAAAAAAGTGTTTGACCTATCGGTAGGCGGAGCGATTGACACGCTTATGCTCAAATGCCCGTTGTACTCTATAACAGCGGTGGGCGGACATTTCGGCAGAGAAAACCTTCCGTGGGAAAATATGGATAAAATAAAGGAGCTAAAAGATGCAGTTATGCCGAAATGAACTCATAGTAGATAACCTAAAACTTGTATACTACTTTTTCAATAATTTAGGACAGACCGGTTTAGTAAAAAGCTATAAGGACGATATTATATCCGAAGGGATGTTAGGTCTTATCAAGGCGGCGAAGAGTTTTGATGAAAGCAGGAATGTAAAGTTCGCCACATTTGCCTCAATGTGCATAAACAACCAAATGCTTATGTACATCCGTAAAATAAATAGGTATTACGGCAAGGAGGTGTCGTTGTACCAGCCGGTCAATATTGACAATGAGGGTAATACGTTGTGCTATGCGGACTTAATTGCGGCTAAGGGAATGCCGCAGGAAGCATTACCGGCGATGATGGGTATTGAGGATATCATAAAAAGACAAAAGCCCCGGGATAGAAGGATGTTCATTACCTATTGTAAAGGCTATAACCAAAAGGAAATCGGCAAAATGTTTGGCTTAAGTCAAAGCTATGTATCTAGGATAATAAACAATCTGAAAACACAAATAAAAAAGCAATCGGTGTAAGGCTATTCTCTACCTATAAGAAAATCTATTGTGCAGCCTAAATAATTGGCAAGCTCAATAAGACTAGATAGCCTTGGGATAGAGCCGTTTTTCCACTTATGTAAATGGTAACCTTTTATTTTAGTTTCATTAATAAGGGCATAGGTGGTCTTACCGTGATATTCGAGTGCCTGACGCATTGCAGTGTTAAAATTAGGCATAGTTTCCTTTGGCGTATAATCCAAAATTTTATCGGTGCGGCCTATTAAAAACTCTATAGAGCAGTTAAAGAAATCCGCAAGCCTTAAAAGGTTAGACAGCTGAATATCCGTATCGTTAAAAGTCCACCTGCGCACAACAGAACCCGTTACGCCGACAGCCTTGGCGAGCTGTTCCGACTTAATGTTTTTGTATTCCATAAGCTCGACAAGCCTTTCGTTGAACTTAGACAATTTATTCATAATACGGCCTCCATACAATAACATTATGCTATCTTTACGAACGATTTGCTTGCAGTGTTCGGATAAATAATATATAATTCTTGATAATCGGTTCGAACGGATAATAATAAAAGGAGGGCGGAAAAATGTAAGCCAAGGAATTCTTGGACATACTGCATGAACTGATTGTGGTTGATACAGAAGAGAGTATTGTTCAAGCCACATACACCGACGCGGACAGCATAGTGGTCAAGGTCAATGGCGGCAGCGAGTTTACGGTAACGGTCAAAAAAACTATATGAGTTTCGATACTAAGGACAAAATCACTAGCTGCATCTCATTCGACTCTCTTATGGATATTGAAGGCGTAGTGGACATTGAGTATCCAGTGGAGTTAAATGCCATATTGGTAATAATGGAAAACGGTACAAAGTATCGGGTATCGGTAGAAGAGGAACTCGACTAATTTACATAAGAGTATAATTATATCAAATAAATATAAACCGCTAAACTTACCTAGAGTTTGGCGGTTTTTCTCTGGACTTTTATACCGTTATACGCAAGTATGTTGTTACCAAAAAAGGAGGCACATATGAAAATTTACTTTACAAGAGGTATCAATGACACCGTTGCTGAAAACGAAGTGTTTGCAAAGCAAATTGTAGAATTTATAAAGAAATATTGTAAGCGAGACTGGGGTGATTTGTGCGCCTTAGATAAAAAGCAAAACGCTTATGCCATAACGCACGGTGGGCGGGTACTTGCGGCCTACCAATCCATAAAAGGCAAGGTGTACATAATAACCGATGATACAACAGCCAAGGAAAAAATAACAACGGTGCTGTTTGCCAGCGAGTACTAAGGAGGACGCAACATGAATCAAAAACCAATAATATTTTTTGAGTCAATGGGGCCGAGCGGCAACATCTATGCGGTGTTAAGCGCAGTGCGCCACGAACTGCATAAAAGACGCCGGATAAACGAATACAACGAGGTATGGGAGCGAGTGCAAAACGCGAAATCTTATGAAGAAGCTCTGCAAATAATCGGTGAAAAAGTCAATATTATAGACCTGTCAAAGCCTTGAAAATATATTAAAAAACTTGTGTGTTTCTGCGGTTTTTCTCTGGGCTCTTTCCGTTCTTTACGGTATTGTTGTGTTAGAAAAAAGGAAAGGAGAAACACACATGAAAAACCAAAACTTCGGAATCGAAATCGAGTTGACAGGTATCACTAGGCGGGACGCGGCAAGGGTGCTCGCGCAATACTTCGGCACAACGGAGGAGTATGCTGGCGGGACTTATCGTGCCTACCATATAAAAGACCAAAACGGAAGGATATGGAAAGCGGTCTACGACTCGAGTATTCGGGCGGAACGGAGAAACGGCAATGCTGCGGACGAGGACTATAAGTGCGAAATCGTGAGCCCTATATGCGGCTATGATGACATACCCACCATCCAAGAGCTGGTACGCCAACTAAGGAAAAAAGGCGCAATCGCAAACAAAAGTTGTGGGATACACGTACACATAAACGCCGCGCCGCACACGGCACGGAGCCTGAAAAACATATCTAACATCATGGCGAGCAAGGAAGACCTGCTGTTCAAGGCTCTGGGGGTGGACGGAGCGAGAGAGTACTACTGCAAAAAGGTTGAGCCAAGGTACATAAGCGGTATAAATAGAAAAAAGCCTAAAACTAAAGACGAGCTTAAAACTATATGGTATAACGGCGATACCCACAGGAGCCAGCGCCACTACGATGACAGCCGGTACCGTGCGCTTAATCTGCACGCGGTATGGCAAAAGGGGACGGTTGAGTTCAGGCTGTTCAACGGGACGACCCACGCAGGCAAAATTAAGGCATATATACAGCTGTGCCTGGCAATCAGCCGCCAAGCGATGACACAAAGTTGCGCCAGCGCCAAAAAGACGGTAACCGACAACGAAAAATATACCTTCCGTACATGGCTGTTAAGGCTGGGGCTGATAGGCAAAGAATTCGAGACCGCAAGACAACATCTGTTGGCAAACCTAAACGGCGACACAGCGTTCAGGCACGGTAGGCCGGGAGCGGCGGCTTAGGCCGCCCCAAAAGGAAGGAGTGATACAATGAAGAGAAAATATTATTTGGCTTACGGCAGTAACTTAAACCTATACCAAATGGCACGGCGCTGCCCTGCCGCAAAGGTAATAGGCGTGGCGGTGCTTAAAAACTACCATCTGACCTTCAGGGGGGTAGCGACAATAGAGCCGGCGAATGGCGCGGAAACGCCCGTTGGTGTTTGGTCGATAACGTCATCGGATGAGCTTGCCCTAGATAGGTACGAAGGGTATCCGCACCTTTACAGGAAGGAATATATTGAGGTGCGGGTAAAGGATAAAATGATAGTGGCGATGGTATATATAATGAATAGTGGCAATCCACAATTACCGCACCCGGGTTATTTTGATACCATTGCCCAGGGATACAATGATGTGGGGCTTGACCTTATATACTTAAACGAGGCGGTGGAAGATACTAAAAAAAGGATGGGTGCGGAATAAACCGGTTAATGTAAAACTAAGCGTGTTATGGGAAAAGAGCTAAGGCTCTTTTTCTTATTAAAGGGGGAGGTAAATGACGGCCAAAAAACTTATTTTACCCAAGGGTAGTAAGTATGACGCCGATTTGGCGGTAAGGGCGGTTAGGTTTATATCAGCGTTAAAACATACCAAAGGCGAATGGTACGGTCAAAACTTTGAGCTATTGCCGTGGCAGGACAAGATAATACGGGATTTGTTCGGTACGGTGAAAGCCAACGGTTATCGGCAATATAATACCGCGTATGTGGAGATTCCTAAAAAGCAAGGCAAGAGTGAGCTTGCCGCAGCGATAGCGTTATACTTGCTCGCAGGTGACGGAGAGTGGGGCGCGGAGGTGTACGGCTGCGCGGCAGACAGGCAGCAGGCAAGCATTGTGTTTGATGTGGCGTGCCAAATGGTGGAGCAGTCTCCGGCTTTAAAGCGTAGAATTAAACCTATATTATCCCAAAAACGGCTTGTATATTTGCCGCAAAACTCATTTTATCAGGTGCTTTCAGCAGAGAGCTATTGTATGGCACCCGGCACCCTTCTACAAAAAAGAGACGGAGAACTGGTTGAGGCGGAAAAAATTAAACCCGGCGATTATGTATTAGGCTTTGGCAAAAAATCGCTGGAATACGGTAAAGTGAACTCGGTAATTAAACAAAAGCCCGCTGATGTCTTGCGAATCACTACAATTAGAGGTCGAACAATAGAGGTAACAAAAAACCATCGTTTTTTAGTTATGAAACCCGGCAGGCGCACGCAAGACTTGACGCATGAATATGGTTGGGTTAGAGCGGATAAATTAAAAGTCGATGACAGAATCAGGGTTGCGCTTGGTAATTTAAGCGTTAAGACAGAGACCGAGCAAGAGCTTTTAGAGGCATGGGCTTTAGGTGCGTGGGCAGGTGACGGCGAATGTGGGCGTTTTAGGTTTATTAGCGCCGACTCCGAAATTGTTGCGGCAATGAGAGGATACATAGAGCTAATAGGAGATACTTTTGTTTCACAATTTTCAACGCGTCAGCTTCAAGGGAAAAACAAAAAACATTATCCTTATGAACATTCAATAAAAGGGAACGGAAAAAGACGACGATGTACAGGTCGGGAGTGGATAAGAAAAGAGTTTGGCCAAGAAAGTAGAGCGGCAACAAAGAAAATACCAAATAAAATCTTTAAATGCAGTCCAAAAATATGGGCTGCTTTTTTAAGTGGTTATCTTGATGCGGATGGATATGTAACTCGAAATCAATTATCAATAGGTTTTGGAAGCGCAAGTCTGGAACTGCTTAAAGGCTGTCAGGAGCTTTTTTCTCGTTTAGGTATAAATGCCTGCCTTAACAAAGATTTTGTTGGAAACAAGCATAAACTAACAATTTCAGGTAGGCAACAACTGGCTAAGGTTAATGAGCATTTGAGCCCGTATATAAGGCTTAGTAGAAAGCGTCAACTTCTAAATAAATGCGCAGAGCGTAAAGGCTATAATTTTAGGGCACATGAATCGGATAGAGTTGCATCAATTGTCAACATAGGCAAACAAGAAACCATATCAATTGAAGTAGATGATATTCACACCCATGTAACGAATGGCCTCATATCACATAATACAAAACACGGACTAAACGTCCACGGTGTTGTGTTCGATGAACTGCACGCACAGCCCAACAGAGCGCTCTACGATGTTATGACACACGGCTCGGGTGACGCAAGGAAACAGCCGCTTTACTTTTTAATAACAACGGCTGGCACTGACCGCAACTCTATATGTTGGGAAGTTCACAGTAAAGTCGATGACATATTAAAGGGCAGAAAGCGCGATAATTCTTTTTACCCCGTTATTTACGGTATAGAAGATAACGATGATTGGGCAGACGAAAAGAATTGGTACAAGGCTAATCCCAGCCTTGATGTTACGGTAGACATAGAAAAACTCCGCACAGCTTTCGCAAGCGCAAAATATAACCCTGCGGAAGAAAACTTGTTTCGGCAGCTGCGGCTTAACCAATGGGTAAAACAATCGATAAGATGGATGCCTATGGACAAATGGGATAAGTGCGCGCATGCGGTTGACATTGAAAGCCTTAAAGGCAGGGAGTGCTACGGCGGACTTGACCTATCGAGCACAACGGATATCACGGCGTTTGTATTAGTGTTTCCGCCTGACGCGGATGACGATAAATATTATGTGTTGCCGTATTTCTGGCTGCCGGAGGATACTTTGGATTTAAGGGTGCGACGTGACCATGTGCCGTATGATAGTTGGCTTGCAAACGGCAGTGTTATGACCACTGAGGGTAACGTTGTGCATTACGGGTTTATAGAGCAGTTTATAGATGAATTGGGAAAAGAATATAATATAAAGGAAATAGCATTCGATAGGTGGGGCGCTGTTCAGATGACGCAAAACTTAGAAGGCATGGGTTTTACGGTAGTGCCGTTTGGGCAAGGCTTTAAGGATATGAGTCCGCCGACGAAAGAGCTTATGAAACTTGTGCTGGAAGAGAAAATTGCACACGGCGGCAACGAGCCGCTTAGGTGGATGATGGATAACATCTATGTTAAGACCGACCCGGCAGGGAATATAAAGGCGGATAAAGAAAAGTCCACCGAGAGGATTGACGGAGCGGTTGCCACCATAATGGCACTGGACAGAGCGTTGAGGAACAACGGAAATAAACTTGACAGTGTATATAACGACAGGGGGATATATTTTATCTAGAATTCTATATTAATAAAAACTTGGGTTAATTTTGATAATATAAAAATACAACCAATTCACAAATCTTGACAATGGGACATAATTATGGTACTATAAAGCCACGATAATTTAGGAGGTGATAAGAATGCCTAAGATAGTACCAATAAGGGATTTAAAGGATACAAATAAGATATACGAAAAAGCGAAAAGTGTTAATGAGCCTATATTTGTGACAAAAAACGGTTATGGGGCGCTAGTGCTTATGAGTATGGAAACTTATGAACGTAACTATGCTCAGACCGAGGTAAGGCGAATGTTGCAAGAGGCGGAGGACGAAATCGCGTCAGGTGTGGAGCTGCTCGACTCCAAAGAAGTCTTTGCAAGGATGCGGGAGAAGTATGGAATATAATAAAGAGTACTCTCTAAAGCTGTTACCGCGTGCCGAAAAGGACTTAGAGTCTATATTCGATTATATTTTCAGTGATTTAAGTAACCCTAAGGCCGCTGCTGATTTAATGGATAAAATGGAGAAGGCATTCGAACAGGTGCGGTCTTTTCCGCTATCCTGCCCGATTGGAAAATCTGAAAGAAACTACAGAAAGCTAGTCGTAGAAAACTATATTGTTTTTTATTCTGTAAACGAACAAAAAAAGAGTGTAATCGTGTTTAGAGTTTTGTACGGGATGATGGATTACGATAAATACATATAAATTAAATAAATTAAAACTTTGATTGCCGCTCAACTTTGGGCGGTTTTTTAATGCCAAAAATAAGGAGAGTTTGATGGAAATAAAGAAAATATCGGTAGAACAGTTAAAAGCCGCTGAGTATAACCCAAGGAAGGATTTAAAGCCCGGCGACCCTGAGTACGAGAAATTAAAACGGAGCATAAAGGAGTTTGGGTATGTTGAGCCCATTATTTGGAACAAGCGCACAGGCACGGTGGTCGGCGGCCACCAGCGATTAAAGGTACTTATCGACCTCGGGGCAACTGAGGTCGATTGTGTTATTGTCGATTTAGACAAGGATAAGGAAAAGGCGCTGAATATCGCCCTGAATAAAATTAGCGGTTCGTGGGACGAAATACTGCTCACTAATTTATTACAGGACTTAGAGCAGAGCGGCTATGATATAACTATGACAGGCTTTGACCTTGCCGAGATTAAGGACTTGTTTGGCAGCGGTAGCATGGAGAATGTCGAGGAAGACAACTTTGACGCAGACAAGGCGTTAGAGGACACTACGGAGCCAGTAACAAGACCGGGCGACCTGTGGGTACTTGGAAAGCATAGGCTGTTATGCGGCGACAGCACCAAGCCGGGCGACGCTAAACGCGTTCTGAACGGAAGGCTTGCGGATATTATGGTAACCGACCCGCCGTATAATGTTGACTATGGCACGTCCTTAGAGAGCAGGGGTATGGCTGCAGGCAGGGATATAGCCAACGATAATTTATCTGACAGCGACTTTTACGAGTTCCTATCGGACTTTTATGAAGCCGCTGAAAAGAACCTAAGGCCCGGCGCGGCGGCGTACATATTCCATTCAACCAAAGAAACTATAAACTTTATCCAGGCGATGGTGAATGCGGGGTTTAAGTACGCGCAGACACTGGTATGGTATAAGAACCATTTTACTTTAGGGCGGCAAGATTACCAGTGGATACACGAGCCTATATTATATGGCTGGAAGGAGGGTGCCGGGCATTACTTTATAGACGACCGGACCAACCAGACTGTGTTTGAGAACGGCTCAAAAGATGTCAAAAAGATGTCTAAAAATGAAATGCAGTCGTTACTTGAAAAAGTGTTCGCGTTACAAAATACGGTATTGCATGATAATAAACCTACCCGTTCGCCCGACCACCCGACGATGAAGCCTATTACGCTGTGCGCCAAATTAATATACAACAGTAGCTTGGAGGGCGACACGGTATATGAGCCGTTTGGCGGCAGCGGCTCAACGCTAATTGCCGCCGAGCAGTTAAACCGCAAGTGCTGCGTTATAGAGCTTGACCCGAAATACTGCGATGTTATCGTGAAGAGATTTTACCAGAATTTTCCGGGCGCAAATATAGGCCTATTTCGCGGAGGTGAAGAGTTAGATGAGGCGAAATACAAGGTATTATTGACAGAAAACAAATCTTAAAAAACTTGTGTGTTTGTACGCGTTTTCGCTGGGCTCTTACGATTGTTTACGGTATTGTTGTGTTAGAAAAACAAAACAGGGGGAACCCCTCGAAAGGAGCAGAGAATGGCAACAAAAACCTACAACTACGAATGGAAAACGGCAGAGAAAATCCTAGCGAACAGAAAAAAAGAGCTATACTTCCGAGGCTGGGGAATAACAACCTTGGATGAGATAGCGAGCAGCACAAACCCCGAGGACTTTAAAAACGCTCACAAACTATGGCTAAAACTAAAAAGGGTGTTTAACCAAGAGGCGGCAGGCTATGTAAGAAACGACTTCAGAACAACTATGCTCGGCTCTATAGGCGATGTAGAGACGCGCGAAGTGACAAGGGCAGACTGGTGGAGGGCGCTCGGCGGCGATAGCTACGGCGACTACGACATCATAACACGGATAATAGAAGCGCTGCACAACGGTCAGATGCTGGAAACGGGAGAAATACTGTTCGGCAGCTAAGCCGAAAATAAACAACAATCCGCTCGTAAGGGCGGTTTTGCTTTTGCTAATTTTTTTTTAAGGCAAGGGCAAAATTCATACCCGCCAAAAAACTTTCGGTAATGGTGTGCAGAATCTCTTCGGCGTGGTGAGCGTCAAGGCGTTCCTTGTATTCATCCAGTATGGTTAAATGCTCATCGCTTAGTTGCCCTGACAAGGTTTCATAGCTTTCTATAACCTTGTTCATAAACTCCGACATCTTGGCGTTAGGCTGCGAGAGTAGCCTGTCAAGCTCGCCGTCAAGCAGATATTTTAAAATTACGCTTCTATCCATAATAACCGTCCTTTAAAAGGTTTGTTGTATGTTAGCGTAAAACTTTGTTATTAGCAAGTTAAAAACCAATCATTAAATATATAAAGGGGGTGAGGCATTGGGGTTATTTAGAAGGAGCAGGGATAAGCCGGAAAAGCGCGACAGGCTATCCGACTTCATAAAAGGCGTTGACGATGACGGATTCTACCGTAGCGGCAGCGGCATGGCGGTTGATGAATTACGTGCTATGCAAACAACAACGGTGTTTGCGTGTGTAAAGGTGTTATCGGAAACAGTCGCCAGCCTGCCGCTTTTTCTATACAAAAAGGACAAGGAAAAGAGGTTGAAAGCAAGCGAGCATCCCCTTTACGAGGTATTGCATGACCTAACAAATGAGGAAATGACGAGCATGAACTTTCGTGAGGCGATGATGACCTCGTTGCTTTTATACGGCAACGGTTATGCCCGGATTATCCGCGACAAGAACGGTCATGTGATATCACTGTGGTTTTTAAAGCCGCAGAATATGACGGTGGAGCGCGATAGGATAACAAAACAAATAAAATACACCTATATTGACGAGCAGACCGGTAGGGCAATAAGGTATAGGCCCGAGCAGGTGTTTCATGTAGTGGGTTTAAGTTATGACGGTATAAAGGGCATATCGCCGATTGACCAAGCGCGTGAGGCGGTGGGGCTTGCGCTCGCGACGGAGGAGTTCGGGTCAAAGTTTTTTGCCAACGGCGCGCGACCGGGTGGTGTGCTTGAGCATCCCGGCATATTAAAAGACCCGGAAAAACTAAGGGCTAGCTGGAACAAGGTCTACCAGGGTAGCCGCAACAGCCATAAGATAGCGGTCTTGGAGGAAGGGTTAAAGTATAAGGAAATCGGCATACCGCCTGAGCAGGCACAGTTTTTAGAGACGCGTAAGTTCCAGATGAACGAAATCTGCCGGATATTCCGTGTCCCGCCCCACCTTATAGGCGACCTAGAGCGCAGCACCTTTTCTAACATTGAGCACCAAAGCATTGAGTTTGTTACGCATACTGTACGGCCGTGGCTCGTCAGGTGGGAGCAAGCGATATATAAGTGTCTGCTAAACGAAACGGAGCGGCGTTTATATTTTGCTAAATTCAATGTCGACGGACTGCTTAGGGGCGATTTTTCAACTCGTATGCAAGGCTACGCCACCGCCCGTCAGAACGGCTGGATGAGTATAAACGATATCCGAAGGTTAGAGGACATGAACCCAATCCCTGCGGAAAAGGGCGGCGATGATTATTTGGTCAACGGTAACATGGTGCCGGCTAAAATTACAGAGAAAAATTATGTAAAACCGGATAAAATGTAAAGTTTCATATTAAAAACCACAAGGAGGAATAGATGGACAAAAAAATGATAGAGAACCGCTCGTTGCCCGTCAAGGAGCTAAGGATAAGCTCGCCCGAGAGCGGCGGCTCGGTGCTTGAAGGCCATGCTGCGGTGTTTGATGTGTGGTCGGAAACGCTTGGCGGTATATTCCCGTTTAAAGAACGGGTTAAGCGCGGCGCGTTTACCGACAGTATCCTAACAGACGATATCCGCGCTCTTATGAACCACGACCCCAACTATGTGCTTGGCAGGAACAAGTCGGGGACACTGTCGCTAGCCGAGGACGAGACAGGACTGTCGGTCAGGATTAATATGCCGGACACTCAGTGGGCGAAAGACCTTGAGGTAAGTGTTCGCCGTGGAGACATCTCCCAAATGTCCTTTGGCTTTACGGTACTTAAGGACGAATGGCGGGAGGAAGGGGGCGGCGATGTCAGAGAACTGCAAAAGGTTAGGCTGTTTGATGTGTCGCTGGTGACATTCCCGGCTTACACTCAGACGGACGCTGGTATGCGCGGTATGGAGAGCTTTAAGGAATACCGCTCCGCCATAGATAAGCAAGCGGACGAATTGCAACAACAGGCAGAGCTTGAAAAACAGCAGGACGCGGAAAAGCACTCAATGGAACTACTAAAAACAAAGTTTAAAAATATATAACGGAGGGAACTATGAACATTAAAAAGATACTGGAAATGAAAGCTAAGCGCGAGGACGCCAGGCTTAAGGCAATGGCAATCTTAACCGGCGCGGAGTCCGAGGGCAGATACATAACCGAATCGGAGCAGGGCGAGATAGACAAGCATGAAGCGGAAATTCGTGCCTGGGACGAGAATATCTCAAGGGCGGAAAGGTTACTCGCCTTAGAGCCCGAGCAGCCGGACGCGCAACAAGAGGAGCCTGAGAGCAGGACAGTGCCGGGCTCAAGCGATGAGCGGCGGTTCGGGAGTTTTGGTGAGCAGATGCTGGCGGTGTACAGGGCGTCGGCTCCCGGCGGCTCGGTAGATACCAGACTGTCCACACGCGCGGCAAGCGGACTGAACGAAACCAACCCGTCCGACGGCGGCTTTTTAGTACAGCAGGATTTTGTAAAAGACTTGTTAAAAAGAGCGTACGAAACGGGTATCCTTGCGAGCAAGGTGCGAAAAATCCCCATCACGTCCAACTCTAACGACCTTAAAATAAAGGCTGTGGACGAGGACAGCCGCGCTAACGGCGCGAGGTGGGGCGGTGTACAGGCGTTTTGGGAAAACGAAGCTGACCAGCTAATAGCGTCCAAACCTAAGTTCCGCACCATGGAACTCAGTTTAAAGAAACTGACAGGTCTTTGCTACGCGACCGATGAGCTGCTCGAAGATGCGTCCGCACTTGATACGGTAATTCGTGAAGCGTTTGCCGAAGAGTTTGGGTTTAAGATAGACGACGCTATCCTAAACGGCAAGGGCGCGGGTGAGCCGCTCGGAATATTAAATAGCAACGCCGTGATTAAGGTGGAAAAAGAGCAGGGTCAGACGGACAAAATAACGGTGGAGAACCTCGCCAAGATGTGGAGCCGTATCTGGTCAAGGTCAAGGGCAAGCTCGGTATGGTACTTAAACCAAGAGTTAGAGCCGCATTTATACACGCTAAAAATGGGCGACAAGCCCGTGTATGTACCGGCAGGCGGCTTATCCGAAAAGCCGTACGCGACATTGTTCGGGCGCCCCGTTGTGCCTTTGGAGCAGTGTAACGCGGTGGGTGACGTGGGCGACATACTGCTTGCGGATGTCGGGCAATACCTAATGATAGATAAGGGCGGCATAAAGCAGGCAAGCTCGATACACTGCCGGTTCCTATACGATGAGCAGGTGTTTAGGTTCATATACCGAGTGGACGGTCAGCCGGTCTGGAACAAGGCGCTTACGCCTTACCGTGGCTCGGCTACGGTATCACCGTACGTAGCGCTTGCTAAACGCGGTTAATAAGGGGAGATAAATATGACTAACAACATTATAACAAAGTACGGGTACGACAGCGCCGGGGCAATATTCGCCTCGGCGTTTACGTCCAAGGACTATGCGCTTACTAACTATAAATATATAGATTTTGTGGTCGCGCACGGTCAGGGGGAGCAGGCGTCAATAACGGCTCAGGTATTTGGCAAAAACAATGACGAAACGGAAAAGGCGTTACCGTTTAGACGGGTCTTACAAAACGGCCTGCCGTCAGAGTATCTATCAAGCGAAGGCGCAAAACTGACTATCGGCACGGGCGGTATCGCCGTATACAGGGTTACAGCGGATGACCTAGCCAAGGACGGCTTTGACTGTGTTTGCTTAAAACTATCCGCGGCGGACGGCTCTACCGTAACGGGCTCGGTTGTGGCTGTAAGCCATAGTCCAAGGTATTCGGGAACGGAATAGGGGGTAAACAACAATGCTTGAGTTACGGGAAATAAAAGACTTCTTGCGTATAGACGGGGATGAAGAGGACAAGTTGCTTGTTTCCTTATCCGTTACCGCAAGAGAGCTTGTCGAGGATGTACTCAGGCATAGGCTTGACGAGTACGAAAAGGTGCCCGAATCGGTACGGCAGGCAATGCTCATAATGGTCGCCACTTTATATGAGGAAAGACAGGTAAGCAAAAGCGGGAAAGAGGGTGTCGGGATAACCGATGCCCTTGACCTTGTCCGGCGTATGCTGTTCTCGTACCGGCAGGAGCGGTTCTGATTATGACGATAGGCAAGCTTAACAGGCGTATAGAAATACTGAGGTTTTTAACTGCCCGTGACGAATACGGCGGTTCGGGCGGCGAATGGGTTGTTGCCGGGCGGGTATGGGCAAAAATTGAGCCCATGAGCGGAACGGAGTTTTTTCGTGCGCAGCAAGTGACGGCAGAAACAACAACTAAAATTACGGTCAGGTATAATCCGGGGCTTGATGTCACGCGCCGTATACGCTATGGCGGTAAGTTGTATGAAATTATAGGTATCGGCGACGAGCAAGCATCGCATCGCTGGACGGTGATTAACTGTAAGGAGTTGGTTAATGAGGAATTACAGCGCGAGGCAGAAAAGGGTCAAGGTTAAGGTGGAGGGCGCGGACAAAATCGCTAAGGAGCTTAAAGCCATGGACGACGCCGCAAGCACTGTGCTGATGAAGGGCGCGAAAGCGGGCGGAAGGATTGCTCTATCATACGCGCAAGACAATTGTCCCGTAGAATCTGGTAACCTAAAAGCCAGCCTAAAACTGTCCGAGGACAAGATAACCAAAAAGAAAGCGACAGTCAAGGTCGACTATGATAAGTCTATTAAATACGGTGCTTTTGTTGAGCTTGGCGCAAGGGGGCGGCCGGGCAATCCGTTTTTACGAAACTCCGTGGACAAAAACCAAGACAAGATTAACGACGCCATAGTCAAAGAGATAGCCAACGCGGTCGGGAAGAAACTATGAAAGATATTTGCCAAGCATTATATGAATATTTAAGCAAAGACAAAGACTTAAAGCGTGTAATCGCGGATAGGCTTTACCCCATTATGCTTCCGCAGGACGCTCCGCTACCGTCGATAGTGTACACTCCGGTGCTTGCTGGCTATGACAGTGCGCTTTCAGGCGATACAGGATTTGTGCGCCAAACCGTACAGTTTAACTGCCACGATAAATCGTTTAAGAAATCCAGAGAATTGTCAAGGCTGCTCAAAAGAAAACTGCAAGACTATAACGGCGATATGTGCGGATTGAATATAGAGGCGGTGTTCATAAAGTCCGACTTTATATCTAATACAAATACCGCTCTTAAATTTAATACCGAAGAATTTATGTCGGTGATAGAGTTTGAGTTTCATTTTAACGAAAAATAAGGAGAGGATAAAATAATGGCAATAGCAGGTAAGAATGGCCGTGTAGAGGTCGGCAGTTCATCGTCAAAAAAGGTGGTGGGGATTAAGAACTGGTCGCTTGAGCTATCCCTTGAAACCTTGGAAACAACGGCATTGGGTGACGATTGGAAGAAATATATTACAGGACTTAAGGAGTGGACGGCTAGTTCCGAGGGCGATTATAATGTGCCGCAGGACACCCAAGGTCAAGAGTTGTTACAGACAGCGTTCTTGTCGGGCACTACCGTCGATGTAAAGCTGTTTGTGGACGAACATAATTACTACGGTGGTACGGCGTATATAAGCTCGCTGTCTATAGAGGACCCTGTGGACGATGTGGTGTCAATCAGCATAGAGTTTACCGGCAACGGAGAGTTAACATTTGAGAGGGGGATTGAAGAATGAAAAAGGGAATAACCATTGAGCTTGACAGGCCACGCACACTTAGATACGGCATGAACGCGCTCGCTAAAATTGAGGACATAACCAAAAAGTCTATAATAAGCATCGACCTAAACAACATAGGTATACGCGACCTTTTGGCCATAATCTATGCCGGACTGTACCACGATGACAAAAGCTTAACCGTAGAAAAAGTAGGCGACCTTGTTGACGAGTATTCGGATATGAATACGGTAGCGGAAAAAGTGGGCGAGGCGTTTACGCTTGCGTTCGGTAAGACCGAAGGGGTAAAGCCCGAGGGGGAATAGACGGCCGGACCGTATTTGATGTGGGCGGGTTTACCCAAGACGCGGTTATAAGGCTCGGGATAGATATAATAACCGCATATGAGCTTACGCCCTACGAGATTACGGTTATAGGCCGGCAAGTCCAAGAACAAAGATATGTAGAGTTCGAGAACATAATAACGCTGGCTTGGCATACCGAAGCCTTTGCCAGGCAGAAAAAGATGCCGTCCTTAAAAAAGTTATTAAAGGATGTTCGCAAAAAACCTAAGAAAAAAAACAGCGTAAGTGACGCTATACTAAAAGCAATGGCGGCTGAAAAGGGCATAAAGGTATAATATTATCCCAAAACACTCCTGTTGTATTGACAACAGGAGCATAAGGTGCTATATTATGGGTATAATAATTATAGGAGGCGCAATTGATGAAAACCAGTATGAGTATAAAAATTGATAAAGATGTTCGTGATAAAGCAAAAGATATTTTTGGCGCTATAGGTATTGATATGACGACAGCGGTTAATATGTTTTTTAAGGCTACAATTAGGGAGAATGGTATTCCATTCCCCGTTGCGGCCGTGCCGCTCGGCGTTAATGTTGAGCAAGTAGAAAAACAGTGGGCCCAAAAACTGAAGAGGGCAGAGGAGCAAGAGAGCGCCAACCAGATGCGGGATTTTTACGGGTTTGCTGCGGAGCTAAAAAAGGATTATGGAATCAAATAAATTTAGCGTCATAATTTTGCCGGAAGCAGAGTCTGATATGCGAGAAATATTTGATTACATAGTAAATAGACATAAAACTATCGGAAAAAACTAACACGGTTTAACTAAAAAGCAAGTCAAGAATGGCTTGCTTTTTTTGCACTTAAAAATAATATAAAACGGTGTACCTTATATCTAATATAGTGAACTATTATAATCGACATAAAACAACATTGCTCTAAACTTGATTTTCCGCATATAATAGTGTATAATGTAAGGAAAGTAAGGATAGGTGTTTTATATAATGAACATAGCAAAAATCACTTCAAAGGGACAGTTGACGTTGCCCATAGGCATTAGAAGACAAATGAACTTAGCCACAGGTGATAAAGTTGCCTTTATTGAGAAGGACGGAGGATTTATTATGGTAAATGCGAACAAATTAACCATATCAAACTCAAATAGAGTAAATATCGGCGGTATCGAAGCCTCTCTTAATATGGAGGGGTTTAATGTTTCGGATGAGTCTAGGGCATATGCTACCGACAGGTTGCAAAACAAGGTATCTTTTGAAAAAAGAGTGGCTCAAATTAAAGCTAAATATGTCGTGAAGTGATATGATAAATTTTTTTGACAAATACGAACTCTACACAGAGGGTGACAGTATTTATTGCTACAAAGGAACCAGGGTGTTGAAAAATAAATTAGGCATTCGGGATTTTGCTACCTTACGGCAAGCCGAAAGCGATTTAGTGTACGCTGCGATGTTAGAGTTAAATATTAACCCAATACGCGGAAAGTTTAATAAAAAACATTTGTATGACATACACGAGTTTATGTTTCGTGAATGTTATGACTTTGCAGGAAAGACTAGGAAAGAGGATATATCCAAAGGCGCTACAAAGTTTTGTGTGCATTATTATATTGATGAACAACTTGATGAGCTGTTTATTAAAGTTGGTAAAAGGAATATAGACACAACAAACAAGAGTGAAGTAGTGGACTTTTTAAGTTATTTATTGGCGGAATTAAATATAATCCATCCGTTTAGGGAGGGCAACGGTCGCGCTATTAGGGAATTCATACGAGAGTACGCCATTCATCTGGGGTATACAATTGATTGGAGCGAGATAGATAAGGAAACGTTACTTGATGCAATGGTTGAGAGCGTGTTTGATACAACGCATTTAAAAAACTGCCTTGATATATTAATAAAATAAAAAAGCGGTAATATTTAACAACTAAAAAGCAAGTCAAGAATGGCTTGCTTTTTTTATACCAAATTTCAAAACAGGAGGTGCCGCATATATGGCAATTATTCGTAACCTTGTTGTAAAAATCGCAGCGGATATCTCCTCACTCTCTACCGGCTTGCAAAAAGCGGAGAAGAAGCTTAAAGCGGTCGCGTCGAACTTTACCAAGATAGGCACTAGGCTAACAGCTGCCGTTACCTTGCCAATAGCCGCGCTCGGCGTCAAGATAGTATCACTATACAAAGATTACGAGCAAAGCATGGCGAACGCCGGCTCGGTATCTAACGCGACGGCGGAAGAGCTTGAGCGCATGAAAAACATAGCGCGTGAGATGGGCGCGAAAACCATATTCTCAGCTTCGGACGCAGCAGACGCATTATACTATATGGCGCAGGCGGGGTATAAGGTCGACCAGATGGCGGTCGCTATTGAGTCTACACTTAACCTTGCGTCAGCTACACAAAACGACCTAGCGTTTACAATAGAGACGGTTATAGCGACGCTCAATCAGTTTGGGTTAGAGGCGTCACACGCCGAAAGGATATCAAATGTGTTCGCGTCCGCCATAAGCTCATCACAGGCCAACTTGGATAAGCTGGGCAATTCCATGGCATACGTCGGTCCGGTAGCTCACTCGCTTGGTTATTCGGTTGAAGAAAAAACAGGCGCTCTGTCGGTATTATATAACGCCGGATATGATGGCTCTATGGCAGGCACTTCGCTTAGGCAAGCGCTTGTGTCTTTAATGAACCCGACAACCGCGGCAAAAGAGATTTTTGAAGAGCTGGGCGTGAATTTAGAGAGCGTTAACCCCACCGCTAATAGCTTTGCGGACATATTAGACACACTAGCGAAAGTTCTTTCAATAAAACCTTGTTTTAGGTTTAACTTAAATTGCAACTACAAGTGCAACGGTTTGTATAATAAATTTGTTTTACAGTTCCCTTTACCCCGAGGGGTAAAGAGAAAATTTTTCTAATTCTTGAGCGAACACTTGTTCTGCTGATTTGTAGCC